TATAATAATCACAATCAACTATCAATGTATCATATGTTGGGATTACCGCGTAACGATTCATCATTTGATTTAAATTTTTTCATTGTTGATGTTACTAAAGTACAAGATCTAGATCTTCAAAAAACCGACAGCAAGCTTCTATCAGATGCAGTTAAGAACAAAACTATTACAATACTTAGTAGAGAATTCAATGGTAAAGATGATGTTTTAATTGGTACTGCTATTTCAGCTCGTCAAACAATAGCACACAATCTTAAAATTCAATCTGGGTTTATTGTAAATTTATGGAATAAATCAATCAGACCAAATGACTCTTTAAGGTCAGAAGAAATTTATGGTTATCCATTTGACTTGTATAATCAATATACCGATAATTTAGATAATTTTTTACCAGGGACAACATTGAATAAGATTAGGATTAACGCAAAAGAAACAGGGAAATTGACTAGTGGTCTCTATGGTTGTCTGGATATAATTGATCTATAAATACCCTTATAGAGTATTTTTAGAGGGTCAATCCCATGGCAGTCCCAACATCTAGATCTGAATTTAAAGAATATTGCCTCCGTAAACTTGGTAAGCCAGTCATTGAAATCAACGTGGATGATGACCAGGTTGAAGACCGTATAGACGAGTCTTTGAGGTATTACTGGGACTACCACTTTGATGGTTCCGAGAAAACTTATTATGCCCATGAAATAACATCATCAGATATTAGCAATAAGTACATAACATTACCAGAAAATATTATTGGTGCTGTAAGTGTATTTCCAATTGGCCAAAGCTTGAATACAATGAATTTGTTCAATATTCGCTATCAAATTGCATTAAATGATCTTTACACATTAACAACACAGTCAATGATACCATATGTTATGGCAATGCAACATATACAATTCTTAGAAGAAGTTCTAGTTGGTAAAAAACCAATCCGCTACAATAGACATAAAGATAGACTACACATTGATATAGATTGGAGCACAGTTACTGAGGGTGAATATATTGTTGTGGAGGCATATCAGATTGTTGACCCAGATACATTTACTGATGCGTGGGCAGATCGTTGGCTTGCGCTTTATGCAACAGCCCAGATAAAGTATCAGTGGGGTACAAACCTAACCAAGTTTACTGGTATGGTTTTGCCAGGTGGTGTTCAGTTTAATGGCGAAAAAATCATGGATGATGCAAAAAATGAAATTGAATCCTTAGAGCAAGAGATGGTAATAAGTTATTCATTACCAGCTAATCCAATGGTTGGCTAAAATGCCCACAAATTTTTATTTTAACAACTTTGAAAACAGTCAAGAACAAACTTTAATTGAAGATCTAGTTATAGAATCAATTAAGATTTATGGTATGGAAGTGTGGTATTGCCCAAGAACTATTACCTCAGAAGAAACTGTATTTGCAGAAGATGAGCTAGCTACATTTAATAGTGCCTATAACTTCGAGATGTATATTAAGAATGTTGAGGGGTTTGAAGGCGAGGGAGACTTCTTATCTAAGTTTGGTTTACAAATCAGAGATAGAATCACCTTTACAGTAGCAAGAAGAACATTTGCCGATGAAGTAACTGGTGGTGTAAGACCAAAGGAAGGAGATATGATCTTCTTCCCACTTACCAATAAAGGTTATGTCGTGCGTTTTGTGGAGCATGAGGCTATCTTCTATCAAATGGGTGCGCTACAGACTTATGACATTATTTGTGAGCTATTTGAGTTCAACCAAGAGACATTCAACACTAACGTCAGCCTAATTGATGATACGTATAATGCACTAAGCTTTGCTATGGCTAATAATACACAAGCTGTTACTGAATTTGTAATCTCAACAATTGATAAGCAAGCTCAGAATGAAGAGTTTGAAGACAAAGGTGATGACATATTAGACTTTACTGAAATTAACCCATTCTCACAGGCTAATAATTACTAATGTTTGGCAACGAATTCTATCACGAAACAATTAGACGCTATGTCATTGTGTTTGGTACAATGTTTAATGACATGGTTGTTCATAGAAGAAATACAGCTGGTACGCTTATTAAGCGTATCAAGGTCCCTATTGCCTATGGTCCAAGAGCTAAGTTCTTATCAAGAATTAGACAGGACCCAAACCTAACAAAGCCGGATGCTATTAGTCTTCCTAGAATGAGTTTTCAAATATCTGGTTATAATTATGATGGAACAAGGAAGCTACAAACAATTGGTCAAATGAAAGCGCCAGTAGCTAACAATCTAGTTAATGCATCAGTGTATAATCCTGTACCATATAATATAGATTTTGAATTATCAATCTATGTTTTAAATGCTGAAGATGGTACAATGTTAATTGAACAGATTCTACCATACTTTACACCAGAATGGACAAACACAATAAAGCTGGTTGATGATTTAGATATACGTATGGATATTCCAGTTGTTTTGAATACAATCAACACCGATGATACCTACGAAGATACTTATGAGAATAGAAGAACTATTATTCATACTTTAAACTTTACAATGAAGGGCTATCTATTTGGTCCAGTTAAGAATAGGAATATTATTAATACAGCCAACACAAGAACATTTGTTCTCGATGGGTTTGAAAGCGATATAGAAACTGCCAATAGTGGACCAAATGCTGTCACAGGGCTAGCGATATCCAATGCTGGTAGCGGCTATGTTAATAATCAAATTGTTACGTTTTCTAATGGCACAAGCAATAGTACTGCTCAGATTTCAACAAATACAACTGGATCAATAACATCCTTGACAATACTAACCGGGGGCGAGTTTGTAAACACATCTATAATTAAAACACAAATTGCAAACTCTACAGCTCCATCTAATGCTACCAATGGTAATACATCATCAGGTACTGGAGCAGTATTTGTGGTATCACTTGGTTCTGAACTATTCTTTACAACAACATCTGTTAGACCAGGATTACTTGCTAATGGCAGCCCAACAACAAATGCTGAGCTATCATTGCCAGTTGCTAATATTGCATCAAATAGTAACTTTGGCTTTATTGTTATAACAAATACAAACCCGAATTTTCCAGTAGACGATCCTACAAATGACCCAGATACTTAAACATAAAGAAACAATGAAAAGCGTATCCAACGCTCTTGATATGACACCACTTCCAGTTGCAGTAAAGGAAGAGGAGAAAATTGCTATGGATAGTTTGCCTGATGAAACAGTTAAAGATGATTTTGATTATGCCAGAGACAATATGCGTCAACTTATCCATAAAGGGCAAAACGCCTTAGATGGAATCCTTACAATTGCAAGTGGTAGTGAACATCCCAGAGCATATGAAGTAGCCGCAGCATTAATGAAAACAATGGCTGAAACTAATAAAGATCTTCTAGAACTACAGAAGACAAAAAAAGTCCTTCAGAAAGAAGATCCTAGAGTTCCTCAGCTAGAAGGCCCACAGAATGTAACAAATAATCTATTTGTTGGGTCTACTGCTGATCTTCAAAAAATGATCAAAGATAAACAAAATGAATACATTGAGAGCAATTAAAACTAAGTCATCAATTACTTCTTATAAAGGTAATCCAAGACTCAAAGGTGCAAATTCTCCTATAGAATTTACTAGGGAGCAAGTTGAAGAATATATAAAATGTTCAAAAGACGCAAGGTATTTCATTCGAAACTACATTAAAATTATACACATTGACCGGGGATTAATTAACTTTGACATGTATCCTTATCAGGATGATATAGTTAATACTGCTATAGATAATAGGTTTATTATATGTAAAATGCCTCGCCAGACTGGTAAAACAACCACAATAGGAGGTATCATTCTTTGGTCTATTTTGTTTAATCCAACATATAATGTTGCTATCCTAGCCAATAAATTCCAACAGGCTAGAGAAATTTTATCAAGAATTAAACTTGCATATGAAAACTTACCAAAGTGGATTCAACAAGGTATTGTACCAGGTGGCTGGAATAAGGGTAGTATAGAATTAGAAAATGGATCAAAAATTCTAGCATCAGCAACGTCTTCATCAGCCGTTCGTGGTGGATCTTTCAACCTAATATATCTTGATGAGTTTGCGTTTGTTCAACCAAATTTACAAGAAGAGTTTTTTGCTTCTGTTTATCCTACAATTTCATCAGGTGAAACATCTAAGGTAATGATTACCTCAACTCCAAATGGTATGGAATTGTTTTACAAAATTTGGACTGATGCTGAAAATGGTAGAAATAGTTATAAGCCAATAGCAGTAAACTGGTGGGAGGTACCTGGTAGAAATGAAGCTTGGAAACAAGAAACTATCAACAACACATCCCCAGAACAATTTAGACAAGAACATGAGTGTGAGTTTCTTGGCTCTTCAAACACTTTAATTGGTGGTGGAACATTACGTAGAATGACTTTCTTACCACCGTTAGAAGAACATGGTGACTTGAAGATTTATAAGCTTCCTCAAAAAGACCGTATCTATGCTATGTCTGTAGATACATCCAGAGGTACAGGAGCAGACTATTCAGCATTTTCAGTTGTAGATGTTACTCAGTTTCCATATGAAATTGTTGCTACTTATAGAAACAATAAGATATCGCATTTATTATATCCAACTACTATTGACAATGTTGCTAGGAAATATAACAATGCCTACATTTTAGTTGAAACTAATGACAATGGCCAGCAAGTTGCAGATTCATTAAATTATGATTTAGAGAATGAAAATGTTCTAAAAACTGCTCAGTCAAAATCAGGCCAGGTGTTAACAAGTGGTTTCAATGCAATTGGTTCAAAGTTTGGTATCAAAACATCCAAACAAGTCAAGGCTATAGGTTGTGGTACATTAAAGATGTTGATTGAAGAAAATAAACTGCTAAACTACGATTATGACATCTTGCACGAGATGACAACTTTTATAAGTAAAGGTACATCCTATGAGGCTGAGTATGGCAAGAATGATGACTTAGTGATGTCACTAGTTCTCTTTGCTTGGATGTCAACGCAAAATTTCTTTAAAGAGCTAACTAGTGTTGATATTCGCCAGCATTTACTCAATGGAATTCCACAGGCTGCTGATGATGACCTCCTCCCATTTGGTATTGTAAACGATGGAAGATACGAACTTAAAGACGAATCAGTCGTTAAATATACGTCAAATTTTGATAAAATGTTGGCGTCTTAAAACATGAACCCAGGGAATTTATAAATAATTTCAGCAAGCTTTAATCAATAGATTTGTCTACGAGGAGAATCGCAATGCCATTCCAAGTTAGCCCAGGCGTAAACGTAAGCGAAATCGACTTGACAACAGTAGTTCCTGCCGTATCTTCTACAGAAGGTGGTATTGCAGGTGCTTTCCGCTGGGGTCCAGTAAACGAACGCGTAAATCTTTCTTCAGAAGTTGAACTAGTAAAGGAGTTTGGCAAGCCAAGCGATGATAACTTTGAGACTTTCCATACTGCATCTTCATTCCTAGCATATGGCAACCAGCTATATGTTGTCCGTGCTGCTGACGCAAATGCATTTAATGCATATGCAAATACAACAGCTGCTACAGATTTACAGGTTCAAAATCTAGATGATTACCTAACAAAGACAACAGGTGCTGCACAAGGTGCAATCTACCGCGCCAAGTATCCTGGTTCACTAGGTAACTCATTAAAGGTTTCCATTTGCGATTCTGCAAATGCTTATCAGTCAAATTTAATGTCCTCTGTTAACAATAGCAACAACACAATTACATTTGCAGTTGCAGTTGGTGCAAATACAGGCACATTAACAGTAACACAAGCATCACAAAACGTAACTGCAATTACTGTATCAGCTGGTGGTTCTGGTTACAATAATACAGACGTTATTGTTCTATCAAACGGTGCTTCAAACACAGGTAACTGCACAATCACAACCAACTCA